TCGCTCTTCCCCGAAATCACCGACGCGGAGCGCATGACGCTGATGCAGGTGATATTTTCCTCCAAGGCGTTCCCGTTCCGGCACATCGTGCCAAGCACGGTCACGGTCAGAGATGAGGCTTACATGATCGCGGACGGTTGGTTTCCCGCAGAGCCATGACGGTACTTTCACCCATCCAACTGCTCGGCTACGTGCTGGCCGGAATGGCCGGGCATTACGACTTGGCCGGTGACATCGACCGCAACGGCGTCATCAACATCGCCGACCTGCTGCAACTGTTAACCATGTTCTAATGGCCAAATCCCAGACCACCCACACGAAGGTGCTGCGCGAAGTGTCGCGGCCGGGCGTTCACGCGAAGACGAAGACCAGCACCAACAAGCGGTCGCGCAACTATGCAAAGCCATACCGCGGTCAGGGCAAATAATTTCAATCCCTTACATTTACGTCATGATAGTGACACTGACCAAACCGCTGAATGACTACGGCTACAACTGGCCGGCAGGTCAGCAGGCAGAAGTATCTGTGAAGTTCTACCGAATCCTGGTGGCCAGCGGCCATGTCGATGCGCACCCGGATGATCCGAACAAACCCAAACCGGCGGCGAAGAAAGCGCCGGCGCCCAAAGCACCCGAACCCGAAACTAACGAATAACCATGGCACAAACCACTGGCATCCTGAATGCATCGAGCATTCGCTTCTTTACCGGCACGACCGACGGCACCCACACTGCGGTGGCCAACGTGACCGAATGTTCCATTTCCCTTTCGACGGAAACGCGCGACATCAGCACTAAAACCAGCGGTGGCTGGCGCGAAATTCTGCCGGCCATGAAATCAGCCAGTATCAACGTCAGCGGCTACTTTGCCGAAGACGCCACCAATGGTTTCAACGCGCTGGTCGATTACCAAATTGCCGGCACGAAAGTGTTCGCCGTATTCACCAACGTAGGCAGCGGCACGACGCCTAACAGTGGGGACGAAGAATTCGACATTGCAGGTTATATCACCAGCATCGAGCAGACCGCCGGATTTGAAGACAATGTGACCTGGTCGCTGACCTTCGAAATCACCGGCGCTGTTGTACGTGAAGTGATTTCCTGATGCAGTTAGAAATCGCAGGCAAATCCTACCCACTGCGCGCATCTATGGGCGCATGGCGGAAATTCGAAACGGCCACCGGCATCAAGGTGGCGCAGGTGGGCGAAGGCGACATCACGCGGGTGCCGGAGATGGCATACTATTTTATCCAGGCTGGATGCAAATTCGAGAATCAGAAATTTACCATGACGGTGGACGAATTTCTGGATCTGGTCACGGTGGACGATGTCGCCAAAATCAGCGAAGTGATTGCCAAGTTGCTGTCTGTAGATCAAAAAAAAAATCAGGCGGCAAAGCACTGACCTGGGCCGAGGTGGAGGAAATGGGGCTGGGCCAATTGCGCCTGGCCCCATCTGTTTTATATGACCTAACATTCGAGCAGTTCGGCAACGCCATGGCTGGCCACTACCAGGAAATTGAGGTGCAGCAGAAAGGCGAATGGGAGCGCACCCGGTGGCTGGCTGCAGTGGTGATTTCACCGCATACCAAAAAGCGAATCAAACCCACCGACCTAATCGAGTTCGAATGGGAGCGCAAGAAAAAAGCGGCCGTCGATGGCTTTGGTATCTTGCGGCAAATAGCAAAGCGCAATGGCTAAACTTGCAGACCTTATTGTTTCCATTGGTGCCAACACCAGGGAGTTTAATGCCGAACTGCGCAAGTTAGAACGGCGCATCAGCAACACCAGCGACGCCATCATGGGCATGGGCAAAGGGCTGACCATGTCCCTGACTTTGCCGGTGGCTGGCCTGGGTGCGGCCGCCGTCAAAGCAGCCAGCGATCTGCAAAGTATGGAGGTGCAGTTTAGGTCTCTGACCGGTGGCGCCGATCAGGCGGCACAGATGGTCAAACGCCTAAACGAATTTGCAGCGAAGACACCCTACGAAATCGAAGGCATCAGCAGCGCAGCGCGGCAGTTGCTGGCGTCGGGCACCGACATCGAGCAGGTCACCGAGCAGTTGCAATACCTGGGTGACATCGCTGCCAGCCAGGGTGTGCCCATCGAAGAAATCGCGGCCATCTTTTCCAAGGTGCAGGCCAAAGGAAAAGTGGAACTTGAATCTTTGAATCAACTGGCCGAGCGCGGCATTCCCATTTTCAAAGCACTGTCCGAAGCCACCGGCCTGCCAGCCGATGCGCTGGGTGCAGGTGCGGTGTCAGTTGAGGAATTCACGGCGACGCTGCGCGGCATGGCCCAGGAAGGCGGCATGGCCTACATGGCCATGGACAATCTTTCGCAGACGGCGGCCGGGAAGTTCAGCACGGCGATGGATTCGCTAAAAATGGCAGCAGCCAGCATCGGCGAATTGCTATTGCCATACATCACGGCGGCCATTGATAAGGTCACCGAGATGGCCGATAAGTTCCAGGCGCTGGATGAAGGCACCAAGAAAATGATACTGACCATTGCCGGGGTGGTGGCTGCCATCGGTCCGCTGGTCATGGGATTCAGCGCAGCGACAAAGGCTTACAAAGCCTTCACCGGTGCAAACGAAATGATCATCAAATTGTTTCCCAAACTGTCGGCGGCCATGGGTGCCAACCCTGTGGGGCTGGCTGCGCTGGCCATCGCCGGAGCGGTCGCGCTGATCATCGCATACTGGGACGAAATTGTGGCCTACTTCACCACCGGCAGCGGAGCGGGTGTGTGGTCCGAACTGCAAGCCACCATCGAAGCGGTGATGGATTACGTCATGGAAGTGTGGGCGCATGCGGTCGATTTCCTGACGCTATTCTGGGACAAATTCGGCGGCAACATCATGGCCAGCATCGACACCGCGATGGACACGGTCATGGGCATCATCAAAGGCGCGCTGGGATTTATCAAAGGCATCATCAAAGCCGGCACGGCAGCGATGAAAGGTGACTGGCGCGGTGTGCTAAATGGCATGCTGGATGCCAGCATCAGCATTTTTCAAATGATCACCAACACCATCCTGGGCGCCTTGCGCAACATCGGCAATGCGCTGGACATGGCGCTGAATGCGCTGGGCATCAGCAGCAATGTGGGCGGGTGGCTTGAAGGCATCCAAACTAACGTCACGTCGTTTTTTGAATCGCTAAAATCTGACGCCGGCGAAGCCAAGAAAGAAGTGGACGAAGTGGTGGCATCTATGGAAGGCATTGGCGAAACGAAGCCAGCGCCAAAGCCAGTCACCAGGGCAGTGCGCCGTGCGGTGGGCGGTGGTGCGGCAGGTGCCGGCGCCAGCGCAGCGGCAGTGGAATTTGGCACGACCTTGGAACAGGTGCTGGACCCAATTGTGCCGCAAAGCGAACGCATCGCAGATCACATCGCATCGCTGCCGGACACTTTGAACCTGCAGGAAATTGCCGAGGACCTGGACATTGTCGCAGATGACATGACCTTTGACCAGGTGCTGTTCGACAAATTCCAAAAGGCACGGCAGGCGGCCATTGACTGGCAACTATCCGTGAAGGAAACGATGCTGAATTTGCAGGCCGATATGATTGCCATTGGCGCAAACTTTGGTGCAGCCTTTGGCGAAGTGATGATGGGGACCAAAGACGGCGAAGAAGCACTGAAGCAGTTTGCCAGCCAGGCCATCGACGCAGGTTTCCAGGCGGCCACCGCGCTGGCCATTACGGCGGCCGGGCAGTCATCGCTGGCCAGCGGACCAGGCGCAGCTTTTGTGCTGCCAATTCTAATCACTGCCGGCATGGCTTTGATGCGGTCCGTGTTCCAGGGCATTACCGGATTTGCCGACGGTGGCATTGTGAGCGGTCCAACGATGGGCCTGGTGGGTGAATACCCTGGGGCCAAATCCAACCCGGAGGTCATCGCTCCACTGTCCAAATTGAAATCGCTGCTGGCCGACACGGCCGGCAGTGGGCACATCGTAGTAACCGGCCGCATCAGCGGTCGTGACATCTTAATTTCCAACGAGCGCGCCATGCGCGAAGGCACCCGTTACAGATAATGGCCATTCGCTACTACGCACAATTCGAAGATTTGCACGGCACCGAATTCGCCGTGAACATCTATGACAGCGACTACACCGGCACGTCGCCATTTCAGTTCAATGTCGGCGCCGAAGGCTTCCGCCTGGAATACGAAATGCAGGACAAATTCGAGCGCATCGTGCCCAGCACGGTCATCGTGCCGATGATCTTGCAAAACAACAATGACGCTGCCTTACTGACCAACCTGGTCAGCAGTGTGGAAGGCAGGTACATGCTCGAAATCCGCAGCGGTGGCACCACTTACAACGATGGGCATGTGTATTGGCGCGGCATCATCCTGCCGGAGTTTATCGAGGTCGAAGACGAAGCCTACCCACAGATGGTGGAGATTCGCGCCATGGACGATCTGTCCAACTTGCGCGCTATTGATTACCTGCAAGACCCGGAAGGCACTGGCTACGCATACACCAAAGGCCACATCGCTAATTGCCTGAACCTGCTGCGGCAGTGGTCCATCACGGCAGACAGCGACCGCTTTCTATTCGTGGATGCATTGGAGGCATACGATAACACCTCGGTGTGGTACGCAGGCCACCAAATGCAAATCAATTTCGCGACGTTCAAAGACAATGCGCCGGTGCCGCCCACCTACTGGACCGCTTACGAAGTCCTGGACGAAATCCTACTGGCGCTGGGGTGCCGCATTTACTGGCGGCCATCCATCGACACCGACGTGAAATCCATTTTCGTCATTGACAGTTGGGTGATGCATGCCCACGACGATGAAGATTTCACGGGATACACCGTGACCAGCAATGGCACATTGAGCGCGCAGCAGGTGCATGCCCGGCCGCAGTTCAATTTGGACAGCACCGGCATCAATCGCCTGCGCGGGTGGCGGCACGGCTACCTGCCCAGCATTCGGGAGGTGCGCCGGGATTTCGATTATTTAGGCACCAACCCATTTACCATTGACCATGTCATTGACCAGGTCGATCAAGATGGCTACTTTGACGCGACCGTGCTATTCAACGACGCGCCTGAATTACACTTTGGCGAAGGCACACCGGTGGCCATTCGCTTTCGCCTAAAATTCACCATTGCACCCGACGCCACGCCAATTTCAATTGCCGGATTTCGCTTGCAGGTGCTGTTCAACTTGCGCATCGGCCAATATTATGCGAACCGGGGATGGACCCAGGCAGAAAACAATTTGCCATATACCAACAGCGAAGGTTCAAATCAATACCTATTCGCCTTTACTTACGATCCGGCCGAATGGTCTACGTTGGAAGGCACCATGCACTTCTTTTCGCCTGGCTTTGATTTATACCAGGGCGGCACCTTCGAAATGGATTGCGCGGTGGATTTGCCACCACTGCCGGCCGACATGACCAGCAACGCATTCCAGGTTTCTATCATCAGCCAGTTGATTCGTGTGGGCGGTTTAACCCAAACGCCTTCGGCGCACCAGTATGCAAACACGGTGACCGAAATGTTAATTACAAATCTGTCCATCTACCCTGCATCCATCTTTGAGATGGACGGCAGCACGGTCATTTTTAAAGCAGTTAACAGCAGCACCGGCGGCAGATACAAATTGGAATTGCCAACGGCCAAAATCAGCGACCTGGTCGATGGTCGCGGTGGCGGCATCTTTGTGCTGCCCGTCGGTGGCGACCGCTTCCAGCCCAGCAAGTGGCGGTCATTGGCCGACACATCGGTGGAATTGAACCTGCACAACGTCATTTGCCGGGACTGGATGAGGTCACAACCTGCCAACATCCGGCGCATGGTGGGCACCATCTACGATCACCGGTCGGCACCCGAGCAGTGCATGTCGCCATTTGCCACCTTCACCCACAACACCGTGCCTTACGCAGCGGTGGCTATGACGTACATAGCAGGCCAAAATTTGTACGATGTCGAACTGGTGGAACTGGACTACGGCGGCACCGTCACGACGCCTGCTGTGGCTTTCGAAGACGGTATCGCACCGACGCCGTACACACCGCCGGCCATCGCGTCGGCATTCACCGATGCGGAAAATGCATCGGGCATCAACGCAGGCGTCATTGACAGCGTCGTGCCACTGCGCGACGGCATCGTGTCCCTGGTGGCTGACCTGGACAATTTCGTGAGCGTTGGCGACACCACCTTCGAGGTGAACGTGGGCGCCGTCAAAGTCCTGGAGGCCGATGATGTCAGCGCGACGTTCAACGTGCCTGTGACCATCGATCTGCAGGGTGAAACCTTCCAGGTGCTTAATGCTGGATTTCCCAACCCGCTGACGGTATCAACTGACAGTGTCGATGCGATGGACTTGAATATTATCAGCGCCAGCAGCAACACCGCTGGGCGCATTCAATTCAATGAGGCCGCTGACAATGGCACCAACGGCATCAGCATCAAAGCACCCGCATCGCTGGCTGGAAATACCAATTACATTCTGCCGGCGACCGACGGAACGGCCGGGCAATCGCTGAAGACAGACGGCGCAGGCAACTTATACTGGGGCTAAAATGGCATTGACCACAGGTGGTTATATTTACCACATGATACAGGTGTCCTGGGAAGTCATCGTGGCATTTATGACCGCACTGGGTGCAGTGGTCGGCAGCATCGTCAAATTCAGCAACGATGTGGCGCGCATCAAATCGCGCGTCATTGCGCTGGAGGTGGACAATGAAGGCCACAAGCGGGTGCAGCGCGAACTGCTGGACAGCATCCACAAAATAGAAGTGACACTGGCACAATTGCTGGCCAAACTTGAAAAGTGATCTGGATGGCAACTGATTACAAAAACTTCAAACTGGCGGAATTCGATTCGCCCGACCAGCCTGGCAGCGGTGCCCGGATGGACCTGGAATTCATGCACATGCTCGACCGCGCCAGGGGCATCGCCGGGGTGCCATTTCACATCAATTCAGGCTACCGGTCAAAAGCGCACAACGCAAAGGTGGGCGGTGTGGCCAACAGCCCACACCTGGGTGGCTTTGCCGCGGACATTCGATGCACCGGCAGCAGGCAACGGTGGCAAATCATCAGCGCGCTGCTCGCGGTGGGATTCAACCGCATCGGGGTGGGCCAAACCTTCGTTCATGTGGACAATGACCCATCAAAGGACGAAGACGTAATTTGGACCTATCCAAACAAATAGAGATGTGGCAATTTTTAACCGAAAACTGGGCCGAACTGCTGCTGGCGGTGATCACCCTGGCCGGCACCGTTACCGGGTTGACGGCCTCAACAAAAGACGATCAGATAGTGGACAAAATCAGGAAGGTGCTCATGGCCATCCTGGTGGGGAAACCCAAATGAACCCGATGATTAGCCAGGTGGGCAAATTGCTGGCCGGCCTGGATCTGACCGAAGCCTTTAAAACCAAAGGCGACCTGCGCCGGTGGTCGGCAAAACGAACCATTGGCGGCCTGATTGCCACGACCGCATGCGGTGACATCGTGGCGCATGGCATCACCTGGCCGGCAGTGGCTTTGTGCGCGGTCGCCATCGTGCCACTGTGCATGTCGGTGGCAGGCGATTAAGTACCTTTGGGCGAACGCTTCATCAAGCAGTTGCATTTTTGTACAGGGAACAGGTGCCCAAAAGTGGGTGCCTGTTTTTTTGTGCCCAAATGTTAAATTTTAGCGTAAGTCTTGACAGAATTAAAAAACGCGCTATGTTTGTCAAGTCAAACGCAACAAACTAAAAGCGATGAAAACGTTTCTCTTTGTCCTGGACTGCGCTATGAAAACTGAATACGCAGTCAACGCACCTTCCCTGGAAGTGGCCATGGCCTACGGCCAAAATCGTTTCGCGGTGCCATTCACCTGCACCCTGTCACCGGTTCAAAACCTGCACTGGTCAATTGCAAAAGCACACTGACATGGCCAAGACACTCAACCAAATAGACGAAATCCTGGACATTGTCGAGGCATTCGGAATTGTCGATGATGACATCCTGTCCATGAGTTTCCAAAACCGATTGCCGGTCAATGTGGGCCCAGCAAAATTTGAACTGGACATCACCCTGCATAGCAATCGACCCATTGCCGATGTTATGCGGTCAAAGTACAAATTTGATGTGGCGCACCTGCTGCCACGAACGCAGGTGACAGCGCATCATTTGGATGGAGGTGTGTACACCATTAACATCGTACTGGTATGATCCGAATGACAATTTTTGACCGCGAACTGTTTGACAGCCGGCGCACCAAAGTGGACATCAACGGTGATAATGTGCATGTCACCTGGGAGCAGGACGAAACCCTGTGCAGCCTGGAAGCATGGGGCGACCATGGCCCAAACGATTTCGACGATTTCGGATTTCGCATCATTCAAGTTCCACCACCCACATACATCAACAGATGAAAGCGCAGGACACACCCAAAGGCTATTTGTCGTATTCCCAACTAAAGGCATTTGCCAAATCGCCTAACCACTACCTGGCATATTTGGCCCAGGAATTCAAGCCATCGGCCAAAATGATGCTGGGCACGGCGGTGCATGCCTACCTGCTCGAATTCGACCAGTTTGAAGCGCGCTATGTAGTGCAAGCGAAGGCCGACCGGCGCACCACCGCCGGCAAAGAACTGGCCGCACAGCAGGAAGCAGAACTGAACGGCCGCACGGCCATCACGGTGGATGAATTTGGCCTGATCCGGCAGATTGCCGATGCGGTGAACGCCAACGAATTCGCCAGGGATGTGATTGCCAACAGCGAACGCGAACTGGTGGCCCAGGACATCATCTACGGCCACGAATTCAAGGCGGTGGCGGACATCTTCAACGGCAGCCTGGTGGCAGATCTGAAGACCTGCGACGATGCAAGCCCCGACGGATTCATGCGCCAGGCGCACAGCCTGGATTACCACCTGCAGGCAGCCATCTACAGGCAACTGTTCAATGTGCAGAATTTCTATTGGATTGCGGCCGAAACATCGGCACCGTTCAATGTCCAGGTGTACTGTCAAAGCCAGGCGGCCGCAGTGTACGGCAGCAATCGCCTGGGGATGCTATTGGAAAAGTTCAGCGCATGGGATGGCAACCCGCAGGGATACCACAACGATGTCATGGAATTAAACCTTCCACGATGGGCATGAAATTGGCACCCAACGAACGCCTGGTGGCTGCGCTGGTCACAAAGGAAACCAAAGCCATCCTGAAGGCTATGGCAGACAGCAAAGGCATCACCATGTCGCAACTGCTGCGAGAAATGATAGACCAACGTTTGAAAGAAATGCTGGACTATGATAATCGGTAAAACCTGGGCGATCAACACTTTGCAGGAATGCATTGCAACCCATCCAAATGACCGCACCCGTGAGCAGGCAAATCAGGCGCTGGCCTACCTGCAGAACTGGTGCATGATAGACGAATCACCAACATCAACAAAATGAATCAGAGATTAGAAGCCTATTACGAAGCCATCCTGCAACTGCTGCTGGTAGGCGCCTGCGTCACCTTCGCCATTTCGGCGGCCATTTATGTCAAAAACATGGCCAAATCGGAGCCGGCGGTGCAAACCTTTCAGTGGGAAGACACCACCTACATCGTCGCCACCGGCCCCGACGGATCTGTGGCCATTACCGCCCATTTTGACCCACTGCCATGAAGCAACTGACGCTGTTCGCCAGTGATGAACCGGTCGAAATGCTGACCTGGTACCATGCAAATCACCGCAATGGCATGATGAGATTCACCAGCAGCAACAGAGCGGATATGAAACGCTATTCGACCAATTCGGACTGGAAAATCACCGTCGAAACCTTTCCACGACCATCGTGGTATGATACCAAATAACAAATTATGTCACACTTCATTTTCTGCGAATACTGGGGCCACAGGCAATTCGAAAAAATCGCTATTAATGTAGATAACATTGCACAGTTCAGCCCAGGACCAAATAACGGCACTGATGTGCATTTCCGCGATGGAAGCAGGCATTTGATTCGAATGACTTATGAAGAATTCACGGAATTACTGGGATCAGCAATAAAAAAGGAGCAAAACCTATGACCAAAGACATCGCCCAACTGCAGCGCGAATGGCACAACAAAATTGCTGAACTGCAGAAGATAGGCCAGGCCATGGCCGAGGCCGAAGGCGACCAGTTCGCCGACCCATTCACCCGCCTACAATGGCACATCTTTCAAATCGACAGTGCGGTGCAGCACTTTGACCAGGAATTCACCAAATCGTTCAAAAAACCACTACCATGACACAGACCGCAATTATCACCCGCATCATGCCCAACGGCAGTTTTACGACGCAAAATGGGCAGTTTTTTTCGTTCCATGTCGAATTCGATGGCAATGGGCTGTCCATCTTCGAGGCAAACGCCAAATCGGCCACACCGAAGTGGCAGGTGGGGCAGCAGATTTGGTACACCGTTACCGGCGAACACCAGGGCATCAAGAAGGTGAAAATTTCAACCCTTGATCCGGCCGGCGCCATTGGTGGAGGCAATCAGCAAAGCGGTGGCGGAAATTGGCCCGGCACCGGTGGCGCGCGCACCCAGGACCCAGCGACTACCAAGCGCATCGAAAATTCATGGGCGGTCCAAACGGCCGTTCAAATTGCCGGCCCTATGAAAGGTGACCAGGAACAGTACCTAGAAAAGATACAGAACCTGGCCGGCCACCTGCTGACCATTCGCGACCGGGTGGAGGCCATCGAAACCATTGCATTCTGACCATGTCCAAATCACTTCGCGGCCTAATAGTGGCCCATTACGGCAGCCAAAAGGCGGCCGCAGAACGCCTGGGTGTGCATCAAATCACGGTGTCACATTGGCTGCGTCACCGGCCCGAAGGTTTCTACACCAAACTGTCGATGTTGCACCAGGATGGCATGGACATTAACGAACTGCATGAAGCCATCCAGGCGCAAATCAAAATGAAGCTTCAAGGTTACAGTGGCTGACCGGTGGTGCAGTACACCACCCCAAAGGGCGGCCATTTGGTCGCCTTTTTTTATTCCATGTCCGTATGACGAACAAACAAAAACGCTGTGTACATTCACACCATGAGAACAGGCGATAAAAGGAACATTTTATCCATCCGTGTGACGGAGGAACAAAAGGCCAACATTTGGCGTGTGGCAAAGTTAAGCAAGCGCCAGCCGTCAGAGGTCGTTCGGCAGATCATAGATGACTGGATGAAGGCATGAATTACTTGCAATTGCCGACCGCGATATTGCCGCATTTGCGCCGTTTATCAGCCGTGCAGTTGGCTATTTGGGCCGATGCCTGGACATGGGCGCAGCAGGGCGGCAAAGCCTACCGGACCAACGAACAACTGGCAGAGATGTTCGGCACCAGCGCCAAATCAGTCAGCCGATCTATTGCCGGGATGCGCGAAATGGGCATGGTGCAGTGGCAAATGGCCAATGGCCGTCAACGCATACTGGTGGCGTGCATCCCCACCAACGTCCATCCACATGAACGTCCATCCACACGAACGTCCATCCACATGAACGGGGATGCTGCATCTACATCAACGTCCACCCTGCATCCACATGAACGTCCAGGCAGCATCTACATGAACGTCCACCAAGTAAATCAGATAGTAGAACAAGAAGTATATCAGATAGTAGATCAAAAGGCCGAACCGAAAAAAAAGAGGTCAGAAAGGGCGGTGCATGATGTCGTGCTGCCATTTGACACCGACACCTTCCGGGCCGCCTGGGCGCAATGGAAAGGCTACAAAGCGGCCCAGCACCGCTTCACCTTCAAAGGCGCCGACACCGAACAAATAGCACTGCATCAGTTACAAAAAATCAGCAACAACAATGAACGCACCGCAATTGAAATCATTGGCACCAGCATCGCCAATGGATGGAAAGGACTATTCGCTGGCACTAACCGAACCAAAATGGGCGCCAGGCCGGGCACCAGTGGCTATGTGCCTGAAGGCGATTCAGAATCTACCGACCCATTTGCTATCATTAAGGACAGCAGCATTTGGGGCTAATGTCCAAACGGCACTGCGCGAAGAACCCGACGGCACCCGCATGGTGCTGGTGATGATGATGACCGATTGCCTGGCTATGATCAGCGCACCCAACGGACTTAAGACACCCGAACTGATTGCCAGGGCATGCCGGGCGGTGGCTGACGATTACGGCCATTTCACCCTTGAGGACTGGAAACTGTGCCTGTCTGAAATGCAGCGCGGCCGGTGCCCGAACCACTACAACAACACCAACCTGCAGTGGGTTATGGCATGTTTCCAGGCTTACGACGAACGCAAGTTGGCAGCCATGCGCGACATCCACAGCGAGGCAGCCCAGGTGGCGCAGCGACAGACGGCCACCATGTACCGGGTTGACATCATCGACCCGGTGGGCGCGCGCGAACCCGTCACCCTGGCATCGCTGATTGCACAGTCATCACCTGGCGAAGTGAAGGTCACCCATACCAGCCCGAAATGGGAAGAGCGGGAAGAACGGGCACGGCGCGATGTGGCCAGGCACAACGCAGCGGTGGCATCGAAGGTGCGCGCAATGGCCAGGGCACAGGTTCGGGCAAAAAGAAAAGACGATGGCTTACATCAAGCGTAACCGCCGTCCCAACCCATGGATCAGGGCAAAGGTTCCATTTGAAGGCATGGAGCAGGACCTTCGTTACTGGTCGCCTGAATGGAAAAAAGCCAGGGAAGTGCAGATGAGGCACGAACCAACGTGCCGGATGTGTGGTGGGCTGGGCACACTGGTAGATCACATCACCGCCGTGCGCGATGGTGGCGAATTTTGGGACCGCGACAACTGGCAGACACTGTGCATGAGGTGTCACGGCCGCAAAACGGCCGCTGAAATAAGAAATCGTCGGGGGAATGGGGGTGCAGAAAAATAGGGGGGCCGGGCCACCATCACCGCCGTAGAA